CATCCTGACCGAAGAGGAAGCCAAGCGCTACCGAAACACGTTCATGAAGACCTACCCCGGTATCCGAAAGTGGCACCGATCTTTGGGTGAGTGGAACACCGAAGCTGAGGTGGTTGATGACACCGGCTCTGGCCGTCGTAGGAGCAGGATCTTCTCCAACAACGTGAAAGCCAACACGCCCATCCAGATGGCGGAAGCACATGGCTTCAAACTCGCTCTCCAGGCGCTGTACGAGCACCGTGGTGAGGTGCCGAGCGCCAGGCTGGTGATGATGGTTCACGACGAGATCATCGCCGAGTGCGACTACGACGAGCGCTACGCGGTGGTGACCTGGTTGAAAACGTACATGGTGGACGCCATGCAGCCTCTTGTAGACGGCGTGAAGATCGACGTAGAGGCTACAATCGTGCCGAGCTATGACGATGACGACAAGAAGCACGGCGAGGTCGTGTGACGATGAGTAAACCGAACTATGATCGGGTGTTCCGGGTGGGGTATGCCGATCCGCCGTACATCGGGTACGCGCAGCGGTATTACGAGCATGAAGAAGTTGACCACGCTCGGCTCATCGAGCAGTTGGTGGGAGAATTTCCGGACGGTTGGGCGCTGTCGTGCAGTTCGCCTAGCCTGCGGTACCTGTTGCCGCTCTGCCCGCCCGACGCTCGCATAGGCGCGTGGGTGAAGCCGTTTCACGCCTACAAGCGGGGGGTACGTCCGGCGTACGCCTGGGAACCGCTCATTTACGTTGGAGGTCGGAATCGGAACCATCCGCCGCCCCCGTTGGGCGGTAAAGCAACGACTCCGAAGGATTTCGTTGCCGTCAACATCACCCTTCAGCGCGGGCTGGTCGGGGTGAAGCCGGAGAAGTTCTGCTTCTGGATGTTTGATCTACTCGGCCTCCGACCTGGCGACGAGCTCATCGACCTGTACCCAGGTACTGGTGCCGTAACGCGGGCGTGGGATTTCTGGCAGGCGCGGATGGGTGAAGCGGCATGACGATCCTGGTCGGTCCTAGAGGTAACCACTGGAGCGCTTCGCGCTTCATGCTGTTCGAAGAATGCCCCTGGAAGTACCGGCAGCGGTACGTTGAAGGCGTAGCCTCCGACCCGTCACTGGCTATGCTGTTCGGACATACCGTGCACACCGCTCTGGAGGTCTTACTTCAGGGGCAAAGGGGGACGTGTCTAGTGGAGCCTTCGGCTCACGTAGACCACCTGGAATGCGCCCGGTCGCGTTACTTTCGGGAGTTTGACTCGATGAGGGCGATGCTCGCCCCTGAAGGGATAGCCGTCGACGGAACGCTCTACCTGGAAGGGTTGAGGATGATCGACCAGGTCAACTACCTGAACCTCAATGGCGACGGCTGTTCGAAATCGGAAAGACGCATCTCGATCCCAACCGAGTGGGGCGGTCTCGACTGGCCGGTCGTCGGGGCGGTCGACCTGTGGTCGCCACCGTGGTCGAGCCACGGCCCGGTCGTGTGGGACTTCAAAACGACCGTCGGCTCCTGGAGCCAGCTACGCGCCGACAAGGAGACGTGGCAACCGCTGCTCTACACTTGGGCGTACGTCCGTGCTTACGACCTGTTGCCAACGTTCAGGTACCTGGTCTTGAACCGCATGACCGGCTCGGTCGATACGTTCGATCGAACGTGGACAACCCGCAGGTCGTTTGACGCAGACCTGAACGACCTGGAGTTCGTCGCTGAGGAAATTGCCGAGCAGGTCGCTGCCGGCAACTACGACTGCAGCCGCGGTCACGGTACGTGTCTCGAGTGTGGTGAGCAGTACGGGCACGACCACGTCTGTACGACACCAAAGCGACACAAGGTGACACTGACCGGGGCTGGTCGAAGCCTCGCGTAGGCATCAGAGCTAGTGTCTGGCGATCACACCGACAGGTGGATGGTCTGTAAGGCCCGCAGGTCTGACGGCCAACCCTGTCGTGCACCGGCCATCAAAGGCGGTCGCGTGTGCCGATCACACGGCGGGGCCACAAAACACATACGTGAGGCGGCGAACAAACGCATCGAAGAGCTCGTATTGCCAGCGGTCGGCAAGCTGAGAGTGCTGATGCTGCGCGGCGAGTCGCACGCCATCCAACTGAAGGCTGCTGAATCGATCCTCGATCGAGCCGGGATCGTGGCGACGCAGCAGGTCGACGTCGACAACCAGGTGACGATCACGGTCAGCTATGCCGACGTGGAGCTCGCCCGGAAGGTCATCGACCAGGACGCCACGTTCACGTACGAGGCGCTGCCCGAGCCGAACGGGCACTCGAACGGGTACGAAGACGCCGACCTTTGAGGTTCGTCTACCCCGACCGCACGCCGCTCAGGCGCTGATTCGGCGCGAAGCGAAGCGGCATAACGTCGTCGCGTTGGGCCGGCGGTCGGGCAAGTCAACGATGGGTCATGAGCTCGTCATCAGGACGGCGCTGGAGCACCGACCGGCGGGCTGGTTCGGGCCGACCTACAAGCTGCTCGAAGAGTCGTGGCGCGAGCTAAAGCGCCTGCTCGGCCCGACCATCACGCTCAAGAGCGAGCAGGAGCATCGGCTCGAGCTTTACGGTGGCGGCACGATCGAGTGCTGGTCGATGGATACCGGCGACCCAGCTCGTGGGCGCAAGTACGCGCGCATCGTGGTTGACGAAGCGGCGATGGTGCCCAACCTGCTCGACATCTGGAACCAGGCGTTACGGCCCACGCTGGCCGATCTGGCCGGCGAGTCGTGGTGGCTCAGTACCCCACGGGGGCTGAACGACTTCTACACGCTCTACCAGCGCGGTCAGGACACGCTCGAGCCCGAGTGGGCTAGTTGGCAGATGCCGACGACGGTGAACCCGCACATCAACGCTGAGGAGCTCCTGGCGGCGAAGCATGAGATGCCCGAGCGGGACTACGCGCAGGAGTTCGAAGCCCGATTCTTGCAAGTAGAGGGCGCGGGCGTGTTCCGCGGCGTTGGCGCAGTATCGCGCCTCCAACCCGCGCTGCCTACCCGCGGGCACGTCCACGTCTTCGGCGTCGATTGGGGGCGCAGCAACGACTACACGGTCGTGAGCGTCATCGACGCGACGCTGATGGAGCAGCGCGTCATCGACCGCTTCTCAAACATCGAGTGGGAGCTCCAGACCGAGCGGCTACACAAGCTGGCGGAGGTGTTCCACCCGGTGACGATCGTGGCGGAGGCGAACGCGATGGGCGGTCCGCTCATCGAACGGCTGCAGCGCGGCTACCCGCGGCTTGTCGGCGCACCGCGCCCGCCGTTGCCAGTCTATGCCTGGACCGCGACTGCCGGCACCAAAGCGGCGGTCATCCAGGCGCTGTCGCTTGCAATCGAGCAGGGTGTCGTTACATTGCTCGATGACCAGGTGCAGCAGGGCGAGCTCCTGAGCTATGAAGGGCACGTCAACGTGAACGGGATGGTGCGCTACAGTGCGCCCGCGGGCATGCACGACGACACGGTCATCGGTCTGGCGCTGGCCTACCTGGGCTCGCAGCACGAACGCTCCACGCCCCAAGCGCGAACGCACTACGGCTTCGCGACGAGCCGACGCTGATGGCTGACGGTCTGAAAGCGCCCGATTCCGAGTACGTCACGGCGCTCGGCACCGAGCTCGGCGACCTGTACCTGCAGCAGGACCAGGACATCGACACCTTCCGCGACCAGCGCGAGATGCGCACGCCGGCGCTCGAGGAGGCCGACAAGGACTACGTCCTGGTGCACGTCGACCCGCGCGACCCGGACATCACCGAAGAGGCGTTCCAACAGACCGCCATCCTCACGCTCGAGCGGCCCAAGCTGTCGATCGTGGGCGGCGAAGGCGACACGGCGCAGACCCTCGCCAGCAAGCTCGAGCATTTCACCGAAGAGTCGCTCTGGCAGTGCGGCACGCGCGAGCCTGGTCAGGACACGATGACGCAGATCACCGACTCGGCGCTGAACGACGGTGGCGGCTGGTCGAAGATGTTGTGGGCGCGCGATTTGTGGCAGACGCGCTACGACGTGCCGCGGCCCGGGCCTTCGGCTAGCACAGAGGTCTACCGCGAGT